TAGGATGAATAGGGGTATAATAATCCCCTAACGTTCATCCTATGACTAAAGCACTTTTGCTTTTAGCATGGGTTCCACTTCTTTCTGTTTCAACGCCACGACTTATACAGAATCCATATCCTGTGACTATAAGTTGTGACGCAGCGTGGGAACTAATGGACATCGTTAAAAACGACGATGTAGTAGACCAAAGAAGAGAAGACCGATTGCTATTAGAACTCCGAAAGGATGTTGTTCAAAGGTGCTAAAAACTGAATAGGACGCAAGTAAGCCGACTCGGAACGGATCGTTCATCTATGGAGCAACTCTTTTTATCTTGCTTACAGGCACAACTTCTCATTAGTAGAGTTAATGCTAGTAACTTCGTCACTGACCATGAAAAAATTGGTCTCATATTAGAAATTGAACAAGTCACAAAGAAAGGTTGTTTCATAGACGCAAAAGCCGACTGAAGGAACGGGACTAACCATCTCATTTCTTTAGGAGAAAACCAATGTCGAAAGTAGTTTATCGTGGTGCTGAATACGATACCGAAAAGCGTATCGCATATCAACAACAGATGATGCAACAACCCCAACAATACAACGAAACCTATCGTGGTGTTAAGTATGTAAAGGAGGGGCACAAATGAAGAAACTAAACTTCTTGCAAATCATTAAAGAGCAAAAACAAAAAGAAGAGCGTCGTCATCAAGCCCAACTAGCACAATTAGTAGGAGCAAGGTAATGGTACAGTTCATGGTATCAACTACTGCTGCGATTGCTTTAACAACCGTATTTTTATCAATGTATGTTCAGTGGTTGGACAAATAATGGACAACTACAAATATCATTATGATGATATGGATAAGGACAATAGACCTCCTGCTTGCTATCAACTAACATACAGGGGTTGTAATTATTGGTCCTGTTATACTATTCATCTAGATGAGTGGTTTGAAAAAATGTTTAAGTTTGAGGGAGATTGACTCTCCCTCTTTTTTTATGTCTATAAGTTTCTCTAATAGGCATAAATTTTTGTATCCTAAGTAACATATCTAATATACATATGGTAGAATAATGAGGTCATACAAATGAGCGAAAATTATTTGTTATGATTATCCTTGTGCGTGGAGGACATTATGCACAACCTTGTCTCTTACAATCAACTTGCAGAATGGCGACACTTTGAGCAAACAGTTGACCGTTGTAATGATGAAATGGAGTTAGTCAATGATTATTTTAACTGTCTAATAGAATGTGATGATGACCAACAAACTTGTAAACGGGTATGTAGAAATATGCTGAGTGAGTAATAAGATGGGGAGGTCTTGACGACCTCCCTTTTTTTGTGTAAAATGAGTTGAGAGAACCCTATCTTATGGACAAAGAAAAACTTAAACTCATCGTCCGTAATCTTGAATTACTTGTAGATTCTCTCAAAGCTGAAGTATACTCTGATACTCAGAGTTATCTCAACTATGAGGAAGTAAAAGTAGGTCTACAAGACTACGATGAAATTTTTGACGATGATGATGGATATGCAGATTAATGACTAGTAGATCTAAAAAACTTGTAAAGTTGCTTGAGCGTCTCATCAAGCAAGACCATCTCTATACCGATGAAAAGATTCGTGAGATGAAAGTGCAACTTCGTGAGTTGAAAGAACAACTCGCAGACTTAGAAAAGAAAACATCAAAAGGATTTGGTAAATGACTGTAAAACTGGTTAGTGTAACTCCAGACGCCGAAAAGACAATGGCGTATGTAGCAAGAGTCAGTAATCCTGCAAATCAAGACAACGAAAACTATTCCAAGTTGCTTGCTTATTGCATCAAGCACAACCATTGGTCTGTGTTTGAGCAGAGTTTTATGACTCTTGAGATTGAAACCAATCGTGGTATCGCAGCTCAAATTTTGCGTCACCGTAGTTTCACATATCAAGAGTTCTCACAACGCTATGCTGATACTTCACTGATTTCAGAGTATATTCCCGTTCCCGATCTTCGTCGTCAGGATACCAAGAATCGTCAAAACTCTATTGATGATATTGGCGAATATGAAAAACTGACGCTACAAAGTAAGATTCAAGACCATTTTGCGGAGGGTATGCGCCTCTACAAGGAACTTCTTGCTCACGGAGTAGCAAAAGAGTCTGCTCGCTTTGTGCTTCCTCTGGCGACTCCTACTCGTCTTTATATGGCGGGTAGTTGCAGGTCTTGGATCACATATATTGCACTCCGAGAAAAAAATGGAACGCAAAAAGAGCATATGGATATTGCTAAAGAATGTAAAAAAATCTTTGCCGAGCAATTTCCTATCTGTACAGAAGCACTTGGGGGAGTAGAAAATCAATGGGTTCTGTAATGTATCCATATTATAAATATAAGTAGTTGGATACATTACTACTATGGGAAGAAAATCATCTATTAGTGTTGGAGATGTCATAGGCAACTTTACCGTATTGGATGTAATACCAGCAAAAGGTCCAGGTCATCATGTTAAAGGGAAAGTAAAATGTTCTATATGTGGTGGGACTAAAGAAATGTATAGTTTTAACATAAGAAGAAGATATTCTTGTGGATGTTCTCAAAGAGATGTATCTACTTGGAAATCAAAAGGGGCAAAAAATATGCCTTGGAAATTATCTTATGGTGAAGCCGCAAAAAACGACCTATACTCCACATATAGAACTTCTGCTAATAGAAGAGGATTAAACTTTGACATTGATGTAAATTTTTTTACAGAAAATGTAGTAAAATCTTGTTCTTATTGTGGTGATTCATTATCTTCCGTAAAAAAATCGCAATCAAAAACTGGCGGTGATTTTTTATATACTGGAATTGATAGGATTGATAGTACTAAAGGTTATACAGAAGATAATTGTACCCCTTGCTGTAAAATTTGTAATGTGATGAAGTGGGATTTATCTTTGGAAGATTTTACCAATCATATTATGAAAATATCTTCTCATTTAAACAATAAATAAGTTCATATCATTAGGAGGTGAAAATTTTGGCAACATATCCTGTAGTCCACAAAGAAACTGGTGAACAAAAAGAAGTGACGATGAGCGTCAACGAATGGGACCAGTGGAAAGTGGAAAATCCAGAATGGATTCGAGACTGGTCTGATCCTTCTACCTGCCCACAACCTGGTGAAGTGGGTGAGTGGAAGGACAAACTCAGGAAGAAGAATCCTGGATGGAACGATGTGCTGCACCGTGCAGCGAAAATGCCTGGTTCTAAAGTAAACAAAATCTAATGGCAAGAAGAAAAAGATCGTCTGCAGAGCAACCTATCGGGGTTGGTCTCACTGCAAAGCAGATGAAGAGGAAGAAACCTCTAAGTTCCGATTACCTTATTGATATTGATCCCCTTACGGATAATCAAAAAAGATTATTTAATTCCTATCAAGAAGGTAAACATTTAGTAGCATATGGTTGTGCTGGTACTGGTAAAACCTTTATCACACTTTATAATGCTCTTCAAGATGTATTGAATGAACATACACCTTATGAACGCATTTACCTTGTTCGTTCTCTAGTTGCTACCAGAGAGATTGGGTTCCTTCCTGGTTCTCATGAAGATAAGGCGGATATTTACCAAATTCCTTATAAGAATATGGTGAAATATATGTTCCAGATGCCTAGTGATGCTGATTTCGAGATGCTCTATGGTAATCTCAAGTCACAAGAAACAATCAAGTTTTGGAGTACTTCGTTCCTTCGTGGAACTACACTTGATAACTCTATTATTATTGTTGATGAATATCAGAACCTAAACTTCCATGAATTAGACTCTATTATCACTCGTGTTGGTGAAAATACTAGAATTTGTTTCTGTGGTGATGCGGTTCAGTCTGATTTGCAGAAGTCAAATGAGCGTAATGGTATTCATGATTTTATGAGTGTATTGCGTAAAATGCCTTCTTTTGATATAATTGAATTTGGGGTTGATGATATTGTCCGCTCTGGACTTGTTAAAGAATACATTCTCGCAAAAATGGAAGCAGGTTTTTAATGTTCAGTCATGTTGATATTGATCTCCCTCAACTTGAGAGGGAGACTATTGATGGTGTAAGGTATTACAGAGTTCCTACAGAAGAAGAACTTCTTAGACTGGTCTCCATCACTTCGGTGACCAGTCATTTTAATAGGGAGATTTTCGTCAACTGGAGAAAGAAAGTCGGTGATGAAGAAGCAGATCGTATCACGAAGGCAGCAACAAGTCGTGGTACAGACATGCATACTCTGGTAGAACATCATCTGAAGAATGAAGAACTACCAAAAGTACAACCAATTTCTGATTTCCTCTTTAAAATTTCAAAATCAGACTTAAATCGTATAAATAATATTTACGCCCTTGAAGGGTCCCTATATAGTAAGCAACTAGGTATTGCTGGGACAGTTGACTGCATCGCTGAATATGACGGTGAGTTAGCTATAATCGACTTTAAGACTTCTAAAAAACCAAAACCACGAGAGTGGATCGAACACTATTTTGTTCAATGTATGGCTTACGGATGTATGCTGTACGAACTGACTGGTATTTCAGTTAAAAAACTTGTAATCATCATGGCTTGTGAAAATGGAGAATGCGTCGTCTATGAAGAACGAGACAAATCAAAGTACATCAAACTTCTCAGCGAATACATTAGAAAGTTTGTTAGAGATAAACTGGAACTCTATGGAAAATAACAAAGAACTAGAACAAGCAATAGAAAGTAAGTTTCTGACTCCTTCTAAATTCGCTCTTGAAATTGAGAAGATTGTGATTGAAGAAAACTTCAACTACATTGATGCTATCTGTCACTATTGTGAAATTAACAGTCTTGAGGTAGAATCAGTCACGAAGCTTATCTCAAAACCATTAAAAGAGAGATTGAAGTGGGATGCTATCCGTCTCAACTTTATGAAGAAGACTTCGAAGGCAAAACTTCCTCTGTAAACTAAATACATAAAAGACAACTTCAAATGAAAACGTTTAATCAGTTTATATCTGTAATAAACGAAATGAAAGCTGGATATATCACTGGTGACGAAACTCACGGAGGATATGATCCAAGTCATGGTGGTAAAAATTATCATGATCATTTGGAGTTTGATGATAAAAAGACTAGAGATGCTGCTATAGCATGGATGAAAAAACAGGGTTGGGAGATTGGTTCCACCTCTGGAGGAAAGCACTCTAAAGGATCAAGGCACTATTCTGATAGAGCATTTGATATCCCAATGTATAGACCTTCTGGTGGGGTACAAAAAGGTTTCTCTGATGATAAGATTGGAGAAAGAGCAATGAGTTCCTCAATTCGCAATGATTTAGCAAGAGCTGGATTTAGCATTTCTTCTGTATATGGCGGTGGTTATACCCCACCAAAAGTTCTTTCAAAACTAAAGGGAGTTGAGGGAACTGGTGTTGGTAAAGACTTTGTTGCTAGACAATGGAGTGATACTGAAAAATCAAGATATACTGCTTGGGGAGGAAAGTAATTTTTGAAGTTTATTATGTCACCATTTGAAACTTATCAAACTTATCTTTCGATGAAAAGTCATTTTACGAACAGTAAATATGACTTTTTTAAGTATGGAGGAAAGTCACGGGCAACTGTGACTTCTTTCAATAAACGTAAAGACAAATACTGGTTTGAGAAGACCAGCCGTAAATATTCTGATGAGGAAGTCAAAGACTTTCTACTTGCAAATTTTGTATCCGCAGACAACCCACAAAACTTATGGATTGGAGAAATTATCAATTCTGGCGAAAGAACATACGCAGAGTGGATGAGGCGTCAACAGAGTTTGACCTACTTATTCAAAGAGCAAAGCAACGAATTGTTATCGGAGAACGAGTTAGAGAGTTTGTTCAACTGTACCAAAGGTCACCCTCCGATACTCAAAAAGTTTCTAAGCGGGCAACTATCGCTAGAAACTTTCACAATCTACGAAAAAATATTCCATTTCTCAAACGATTTTGATAAGAAACTTCTGGACCCTGTGTGGGAAACCGTAAGTTTGAAATTGAAAAAATATTCCCCATTCCTAAATATTGATGTGTTCAACTACCGAAAGATTTTGCGGTCCATTATCAATGAGTGAATTTTTTAAATCCGATATTATTCAAGAAGAACTTGAAGAAATTAATAATCTTCAAGAACAAATCTATGGAAGTATCCTTACCTTTGGTGTAATGGATAATGAAACCAAGAAAGAACACGTTGAAAAGTTACAGACCTTGCTAGAAAAGCAAAGGATCATGTATACTAGATTGTCTCTTTCAGATGACCCACAGGCGGTTGAGATGAAAGAGAATCTTCGCAAATCGGTAGCACTGATGGGATTCCCACCAGAGACCGATATGCAAGTTTTATTCGACAGTATGAATCAGACAATCGAATCCCTCAAGCAATATCTTGACGACTGAGGGCATCCCTGTTATACTATCCGAGTAATCCCCCGAATCCAATTAATCCGAGGTAATCCAAATGTCTTTCGCAGACCTTAAGAAGCAATCTAAGCTTGGCTCCCTGACCGCAAAACT